CTTCTGGAGGGTCGCTGTGTCGAGCGACGAGCTGATAAATGCCTTGCCGACCTCAGTTGCCATGGAGTCTCCTCATGGCGTCACGCAGCTCGATCGGGTTGAGCTGCTTCGCCTTGGGACCGGGCGGGCGAGGGACCTTGAGCTGACGAGGGATGTCCTTGGAACCGCCCATTGCCAGCAGCACCCGGTAGTTGGCGTGCAGCAGCTCTGTGATGTTCGCCAGCATCTCGATCTCGACGTAGCCGTTCATGGCACGCTCGTTGCACTCCTCGACGAGTGCGTCGAAATACTCCTGCCCACCGGCGAGGAGCTCGGCCGGAGCGCAGCCCGTCATCAGCGTCAGTCGGGCGAGGAGCTTGGCCCCGTCCCGTTGGCCGTCGCCTGCGTAGGGTCCGGCTTGAGGTCAGCCACCTCGTTGCTGATGAACTGCTTGAGCCACGCCAGCAGCTCCTGGTTGTCGTTGGGCGGACGATCGTGCTTGTCCACGAACGCCATCCAGGCGGCATCGGTGGAGGTGTCGGGCTGCCGGTGGAAGTTCTCCTCGAACAGCACAGCCAGGTACGGCGACCCGAGGTGTGCAATCTCGGTCGTCCCGTCCTGGCGGGTGAGCACCAGGACCTGGGCCACTACGCCGCCTTGCCCCTCGGACCGTGGTTGCCCTCGACCGGAGGCCCGATGACCTCGGGCTGAGCGTCAGAAGCGAGCTGCGTGCCGAAGACGGTCGGGAAGATGAAGTTGTACGCCTGGGCGCCGGGAGCTGCGGCCTGGACGCCGAACTCGAGCGGGATCTGCGCCTCACCGGACTTCTTCCACGGGATGACGACGTTGGCGTTCACCATCGCCCTCGGGCAGTAGAAGCTCCAGTTGCTACCGCCGTCCTGCGCCACGATCAGCAGGGCAGTCAGCGTGAGGCTCGCCGGGTTTGGTGGCGTGTAGAGGCCCTGGGCGCCGACGGAGCCGCCGCCCATCGCCAGGATGATGTTCCCGGCGTTCGCCTGCATGAGCGTGAACTTCACGGTCTTGGGCGCCTCGGTCGTGATCAGACGCACCGGGTCGAAGACCTGCCACGCCTTGAGCGCATCCACGGTCTTGCCGAACGTGAACTCCACGCCGTCCTCGGTCGTGAGCCCCCGGTCCACCCACGGCGCCACCGCCGGAACGACAAGCGGCAGGGTCGGCAACGGCGTGTCCTGGGGCGCCGAGTAGACGTACCCCATACCCGCCACATAGATCTGCGTCGGGTCTTGACCACCCACCAGAGGATTGACCTCCGGGTCCTTGGTTGCTGTGTCCGTCATGATTTCTCCTTCCCGCCGGTGACGCCGGCGAGCTCTCGCCCGGTGACTGCCGGGTGCACGATCAACGTCGCCGTGAACCGGTATCTCGGCTTCGGCGGATCGAACGTCGGGTCAGGCGTCTGGATCAACGCTGTGACCTTCACTGAGGATACGACGCCTTCGGGCCAAGAGCCAGGGAGACGTTGCGCCACGCACGCACGCAGCGTCTCGCCCAGCCCCTGCGCTTCCACGGTCCCCCCGGACGACGCCCAGACATCGCATTGCACGTTCGGGTGATCGGCCCAATACGGGTCTCCCTCCCACAGTGGATCACCACCGAACCTGGAGATGCGGGCGAGAGGAAACGTCCGCCGCTTCGGCACAACCGTGTAGATCCGTCCACCAAAGTCGCTCAGCTCGGACATGCCGAGGAGCGCCTGGACCATGAGCTGCTCGACGTCGGGGAGCTGGATCACATCGTCACCTGGTCGCTGTACGTCTCGGGCGGGTCCTCCACATACTTGTCAGCCTGCCCACGCATGGCGTTGGTCAACGTGCGGTAGGGCCGGTTGTGGATGGTGCCGAACTCCAAGTAGCTCCAGTAATCGGTGCCGACGGCCAGATACGCCTCGGGCTTGTCGCCCTCCATCAGCCCGGCCTCGAACGACGCCCGGTATGCGCCGGTCAGCACCGGCGCATCGGCCTGGGCGTGACCCAGGGCGGCGTCGGCGACCCGCAGCAGGTAGGAGCGTGCCTCGGGCGTGTTGGTGACCTTCTCGGCAGCGTCAGGGTAGATCTCGACGTACCCGCCGGTGGTGAGCGGCATTACCAGGCGTCCTTGAACGAGCCGCAGAAGTCAGCGGGCTCGACCAGCGGCCACACGGCCAGCCCGGCATGTCCACCCTGCTCCTGGTCAGTCCTCGGCGGCGGAGCACTGGCCCGGCACTCACCACACGGCCCCTGCGTGATATCGGGCCTCGGGACGTAGAAGATGCAGCCGTCGCAGCGTGGCTCGCTGGTGGGCATCAGACGGCCTTCCCGCAGGTGCCCTCGATGTGGTCCAGGGCGCCTCGAGATGTGTGCTCGAGGGTGGCGTCACCAGTGAACTCGTAGGTGATGCCTTCCACGACCACCTGATCGGCAGCGTGCGGGATCTGCTCGTCCGGCGCCAGGAAGATGAGCCAAGTCTCGGTGCTCACCTGCGCCACATCGCCCATCTCCTGACGAGCCCGCTGCTGGAACGCACAGAACGTGTCGACCTCGAGGTAGGTGTCCACAGGGTCATTGTGCTCGTCCACGGTGCCCGGCGACCAGTACCGGATGGTGCAAGGACGAGTCAGCGTCCTCAGTGCGAGCGCCATGGCTCCGGGTCCGGGAGGATCAGGTTGTCGTCGATCGGCCACCACCAGTCAGCGCCGTAGCCGCCACGCAGGTACTCGGACGGGTGCGGGACGACCAGCCTGACAGTCGCCATGTCCGGCGGCCGCCAGGGCTTGAGGATCGTCTTCCAGGCCACCGGCAACAGGCCCTCGGCGTTCTCGGCCGGCGCATAGGTCGTCTCGGCCAACCCGGTGCGCTCCATCTGGATGGCGCCGCCTCCGGGACCGCCCGTGATGAGGTTGGAGGCCGTCTGGCAGGTCACCAGCACGGCCGGTTCAGGTACCGGACCAGGATCAGGAACCGGGTTCCCATCGTCGTCCAGTGGCGGGTTGGCCGGGTCCCACCACCACCACGGAAGAAGTCCAGTGGCCTTTGATGCGACCACCGAAGATGCGACCAGGAGCATGTAGTCGACCTTCTGCTCGTCGGCGGTTGCGACGGGTCCGATGAGGAGTTCGTAGTCGGTGAGGTCGGCAAGAGCAGTCATGACGGGTTGTACGTCAATAGTGGCCCAGGCACGGTCGTCGTCCACGCACCACCGGACGCCGTCGCAGGCAGAGCACCGGACACGCCGGTCTGAACGTACATCCATGCTCCCCACGCCCCCAGGGTCGTAGCGACGCCCTGGAACGGCGGCCCACACAGGTTGGCGCCATACAGGGCAGGCATGGTCGTGCCCTGCACACAGATGCAGATGAAGTAGAGGCCGGGCCCGGCGACCACTGCTGTGGTGAAGCCCAGGTTCTGGACGCCGGTGGAGTTGGCGTTGTAGTCCACCTCCTCGATGAGCGTTTGGGGATTAGTGCGGGTCACATCGGCGGTGTACATGCCGCAGCGAACGGTGGTGCCCGATCCAGCAGTGCCGACCCGGAAGTTGACCCCGTAGATCGAGCAAGAACGGTAGAGCCAGATCGGGAAGTAGTAGCAACTGTTGGCAACCGGCGTGAACGTGCCACCGCTGTACTGCACGCCGATGGGCGGATAAACGGCCCCGGAGACGAGCTGTGGGCCCATGGGCGCATCGTTGTCGAGGAGATACCAGGTCGTTCCGTTGAACTGGAGCCGGCTCATGCGCCCGGCCTGGATGACATACGAAGCGACCGTGTTGGCAGAAGCGCCGCCTCCGGTGGCGCCGTAGGCATTGACCGTGATGGTGTTGCCGCCGCCTGGCGTCAGCGTGCAGTCGGCGACGCCGGACAGGTTGACAATCGTGTTGACGGTGCCGTTGGCCGGCGTCGTGGGCAGCACCAGCGGCTTGGCAGCGAAGCCCGGCAGGTTGACGATGGACGTTTCACCGACGCCTGCCGTCTCGGACACACCACTGGTTCGCATGGTGGGAATCGGGAACCCGCCGAGGCCGCCCTGGGCACCTTGCGGACCGGTCGCTCCCTGCACACCCGGCGCTCCCTGCGCACCGGCTGCACCCTGGGGCCCAGTGGCGCCCTGCGAACCAGTCGTCCCCGGAGCACCCTGAGCGCCCTGGACGCCCGGAGCTCCCTGGGCTCCCTGCGCACCGGGCGCTCCCTGCGGTCCCTGCGAACCGACCGAGGCCAACACGTTCCAGTAGGTGGCGTTCGGGGGCGCCTGGTTGGTGTTGGCGAGGATGCAGACGTAGCTCGAGCCGGCCTGCGGACCGACGCCATCGAGGGCGACGTAGGCCGTGGCGGCCGACCACGCCCCTCGCCAGTTGATGCCGACATGGCCCTGTGCACCCTGCGTACCCGTTGCGCCCTGCGGGCCCGTTGCGCCCTGTACACCGGGAGCTCCCTGCGACCCCGTTGCCCCCTGTGTACCAGTTGCCCCCTGCGCCCCAGGGGCCCCCTGAGGCCCCGTTACAGACGCCCCCTGCGGTCCCTGGGACCCAGTTGCCCCTGTAGGACCCTGCGTGCCCTGAGGCCCTTGTAGACCGGTGTTTCCGATGGGACCCTGCGTTCCCTGAGGACCAGTGGCACCCTGGACGCCCGGCGCTCCCTGCGCTCCCTGCGAGCCGGGCGCACCCTGGGCGCCCTGGGAACCGACGCTTGCCAGGACGTTCCAATAGGTGGCATTGGGCGGGGTCTGGTTGGTGTTGCCCAGGATGCAGACGTAGCTCGAACCGGACAGGCTCACACCGTCGAGGGCGACATAGGTGGTCGCCGAGCTCCAGGCTCCACGCCAGTTGACGCCGACGTGGCCCTGGGCACCCTGGGCTCCGGTGGCGCCCTGCGGGCCGGCAAGGCCCTGGGCACCGGTCGTACCGGTCGCACCCTGCGGGCCGGCCGGGCCCTGCGCCCCGGTGGCACCCTGCGGACCCTGGGCACCCGTCGTTCCGGCCGGACCCTGGGTCCCTTGCGGACCTGGTGCTCCCTGGGGCCCTTGGGTGCCTTGCGGCCCAGGAGGTCCGCCGGTGACCACTTCGACGACACCCGCAGGTGGAGGTGGGATGACGTCGATGGGCCCGGCCGGAGCTGGCGGGATGACGTCGATGGCAGGTGGCAGCGCCTGCACGACAACGTCAACGGTGCTGTCGATCTGGCTCACGAACTGTCCGTGACGTCATCAGTGACCGTGACGCCGCCCTTGACGACCGTGGATACCCAACCATCCGATGTGTGAGTGAGCTGGAGATCCCAGACGCCAGAGCCTTCGGGCAGGATGTGGCTGTTGGCAGATGACAGCGTCAGCACGATGGTGTTGGGCAGCGTCACCGCACTCGTCAGAGCAATGATCGTGACGCCACCCGGCGAGTCCCGAATCTCCGACTTGACGGTGTAGCCAGTCAGGTTGAACGGGATGGTCTTGGCAGCGTCCTGCCACAGGTTGAACTGCCAGGAATAGCTGTCGCCCCGATAGACGGCGAGGTCGTACCCACCGGGGTTGGCATACGGCTCAGGACCCACAGCCGGGACGGGTGAGAGTCCCGGCCGTGGGCGCACAGCCCGGCGAGCAGGCTGCGCCTGATCGGTCATGGCAGCGGCGTCGTGACCGTCGCCGTCAGGGTCTGACCGGTTTGCCTGATGGTGCCGATGATCTTGAACGTCCCGGCGCCGCTATAGAGATGGCTCTCACCAGCAGCGGCGCCGACCGGATGATCCGTGCAGTCGCCGAACGTCCACGAGATCTGGTCCGGAGCACCGGTGACGGTCAGCTTCGCCGTCATCTTCGTCGGGTCGGCCGCATCCGTGGTCACGGCCAGAGCGGCCGCCACCGCTACTCGCTCTTGGCCCGGCGATTGCCGTGAGGCTCAGGCTCAGCCCCAGGCTGCTCCGGCATGTAGGTGACCTCGTCGGACTCGGGCTGCTTGAGCTCCTCGTCGCTGAGGCTGACCTCGCTGTCGGCCATCGTGATACCGGCCAGCCCCGGAGGGATGACAGCCCACGGCAGTGCGCCACCAGGCGCCTTGGCCGTGGCCGGCTTGCCGATGACGCAACCGAGCCGCATGTGGACACGCATGATGCGCTTGTCGTCCTGGAACGCCGACACGAGCACCTTGCCCGTGGCGTCGGCCAGCACGGCCTCGTCCGAGAAGTCGACCGTCACGTCCTGGCGGATGCCGATGCGCAGACACGTCCAGTCGCCGGTGAAGTCCAGCGCCTTGGTCGTGTCGAACGCAGCGCCGTTCGACCAGAAGATCGGGTCGCCGTAGACGGTGCCGCCGCCGGCGCTCGAGACGTCCGGGACCCACAAGGGCTCACCGGTCGTGGTCCGTGCCCCACGGAGCTTGGCCCGCAGCGTGACATCCGCTGCGTGACCACTGGGCACGAGGCCACGAGCCTCGACGATGGCCATGGCGGCGTTGAAACAGCCCACGATGTCGTTCTGCGGCGCCGCCGGCGCCGTGACAGCCGTGGAGTACGCCATGACACCACCGACCGGGAAGCTCGCCGGCGCACCGGTGCCGAACAGCACCGCCTGGTCGATGACCAGTGCCAGCGCCTCGATCATGCGGGGCTGGATCTCGGCCCAGAGCGGGAAACCGGCATCGTCGACGTAGGCCAAAGGCACGTCGATCGTGGCCGCCACCTCCTCCGCCTTGATGATCTGGCTGGTCCAGCTCATCGTCGTCGTGGGCTTGCGGCCACCGGAGGCTGAGAGCCAGCCGGCGGTCGGGAACGATGCCAGGACCGGGATGGCCTGGCTGAGTGTGGGCATCGTCTGCTTGGAAGCAAGACTGAGCGCCACCGACTTCTGCACAACGCCCTCGACGACGGCCGATTGGACCTCCTGGGGCATTAGAGCTGAGTCAACGGTCACCATGACCGCATCACCTCCTTAGTTGGCACCCCTGAGCGCATCGTCCATTCGCTGGTTGGGACTCTTGGCAGAACCGCCTCCAGAACTGTGAGCACCAGCATCAGCCGAGCCCACCTTCCCGTTGGTCTGCGCCCGTAGATACGGGCGCTCGTCGAGGAGCTTGACGATGAGAGCGCCAACGTCTCCCTCGACCTCTCCATCGGCGTTGACCTCGAGGCCCTCTGCGAGCATGGCCACAACGATCTCTGGATCGACCGCACCGTGACGTGCGGCAGCCGAGATGAGTTCCGAGCGCACGATGTAACGATTCGCTCGGGCTTCGGCCATCCTTGCTCGCTCATCGGCCTCCTGGATCTTGGCCTGCAACCGTTCCAGCTCAGACTGGCCTGCGGCCTCCAGCTCCTCGAGACGACCCTTGATCTGCTCATAGTCCGCATAGCGGGCTGTGGCCTTGGATCGCTCGGAGCGGAGGAGGCGTGCGACCTGCTCCTGAGTGAACATTTCGGGACCCTCAGGAGTACCACCGCCTGAGTCGGCGCCGGGGCCGGGCTCGCCCTCGCCGGATTTCCCGCCGGCGTCGGGAGGTGCTGCACCCTCTGGTGTCATGCTGCCTCTCCTCTCACGGACCTGTCAATCATGGCCTGGCTGGGCCGGTCGGCGTTGGAACAACCGGACCAGGCGCTCCAGGACCGGCAGATGGCGGCATCGGAGTGACCGGAGGCTCCGCAGCCACCAGTGTCTTGATGCGGTCGATCTGCTCAGGTGAGAAGAAGCCCGACATCTCCCACAGAACCTCGTCGGGAACGCCGAGCTGGCGCAGTTTGATCAGTGTGTCGGCCATCGTGACGTCTCCACGAGCCGCCGGGTTCTGCCAGAGCGTCTCCACGCTGTTCTGGGCCCTCGGATCGCCCTGCATGGTGAGCGCCAGAGCCAACACGGCCTCCCAGGACTCCCCGAAGAACGCTGCACGGCGCTGCACCTTGGCCACGAGGCCGGTTTCGGCCGTTTTGAGGGCCTCACCCGACGGCGGAACGCCTCCAGGGAGCAAGTAGTAGGCCGGAGTGCGGGTGATCGAGGCCAAATGGGTGATGTCGGCCTCCGCAGCGGAGATGTAGTTGCTCAGAGCGGCCTCACCGAACTCCCCGAAGTGCGTATCGGGGTTCTCGGCCATCCACAACCGGTCCACGGCGGCGTTGAACGGCTCGATCGGGTCTCCGGTCTCGGGATCTCGAGGGATTTCCATACCCGTGACCCACTTCTGACGGAACGCCGAGTATTGAGCGGCCAGCAACCGGTTGAAAACAGTCTCGTTGATGCGGTCGATGACGTCGATGGCACCGGTACCGAGCTCCGAACGGCCACCAAGGAGGAGTCGAGGGTTGTTGGGGAACTCGACGACCGGCACACGGTCGAACGGGTTGGGCAACGGCCACGGCTCGTCCACCACGCCTCGAGGTTCCCACTGCGTCGTCGGCGAGGGATAGGACGCCGTACCAGGACTCGACTGCGTCGAGACGTACTTGTAGACGAACGTGGGCGTGTAAAGCGTGGCGTGCCAGTAACCCCAGTCGTCGGACCACCGCTTGAGGGCCATCGTCACGGCCGTGCGATCCGTGGGTGGGGCGTAGCAGATCACTTCGCTCGGATGCTCGGCCGTGATGCGGATGGTCCCGTCGCCCTGAGGCCATACCAGGGCGTAGGCGTAGCCCCACACGAGTGCTTCGGTGTGGATCTGCTCGCTGTGGGCGTCGAGGTCGTTGCGCTGCCAGAGGTCCTGCCACACCGACAGGTCCACGGCGTCCTCGCCGGCCCAACGGAAGCCAATGACACGCAATCGCTCCGCCACAGCGTCGACGATCAGCTCCGACCAGTTGGACTTGGCGGCCTTCAACAAGCGCCGGTAGTGGGAGTGGGCTCGAGTTGGTCCCGACGGAAGACGTGGGTTGCCTTGGTAGTAGCGATCGAAGACCTCGTTGTTCTGCCAGCGCTGCGTCAGGAGATCACCGAGGAACTTGATCCAATAGATGGGGTCGTCGCCCATCGGGGCGGCGGTGTAGACGAGCGCCCCGTCCACCACCGAGGGCGACGGCCCCAGTGGTGCGATGTAGGTCACCGACGCTGGCGAGTTTCGGGCTCAGTCATTTCTTGCCCACCTTGCGTGTCTGCGCCGACTTGCGTGCCGCATTGGAACGGGCGGTGTTGACGAAGCGGCCAGAGCCGGACGAGTGCCGCCGCTGCGACTTGGCGGAACTGCCCTGAGCCTTCTTGACAGCCATACCTGAGTTTTATCACCCGAACCCGGCTGCGGCATAGGACGGGCGCTTCTGGTGACGGATCACACGGTCGAGGCCCATCACCGCCGCCATGAGCGCTTCGACCCTTTCGAGGCTCCGGCCTTTGTCGAAGCGGATGTTGCCGTCGGCGTCTGAGCGGGTGGCGGCGTTGGCCGCCTGCCACCGGGCCACGGGGTCCCCACCGTGATGGAACAGTCCTTCCCCGAGCATCCGAAACAGCTCGCTGGTCGGCCCACCTTGAGCACCGTAACCCTGAGAGACGGCCATGAGTGGCCACCCTTCCGCCGTCAGCTCCCCGGACAGTTGCAGCGCCTGCCACTTGTTGAAGCCCAGCTCGGCGATGTCGTACTGGTCACGGTCACGCTCAAGCGCAGCCTTGATGGCGGCGTAGTCGGTGACGTTGCCGTCAGTGACGGTCAGCGCACCCTGGCCCACCCAGACCGCAGCCTGGCCGGCGGTGCGCCGGCCCAGCTCCATGAGGCCGGCAGAGGGAACGAAGTGCCGCCAGATGACCCGGTAGCCGTCGCCGTGCGGGAAGATCAGCGAGTAGGCGGCCAGGTCGCTCGTAGCGGAGAGGTCCATGCCGCCGTAGCACGTCTGCCCGGCCAGAGCCCGTGGCAGCGCCTGCCAGTCAACTGACCCCACGTTGGCGTCCCAAGTGACCATGTTGATCGCCAACCCCACCGACTTGCCGGGCTGGTTGAGACGGAACTGGCGGAACGAACGCTCCTCGGCAGGGTTGCCCTGGGCACTGCGGCACTCGGACATCAGCGTGCGCATCTCGAGGAAGTCGCCCAGCGCCGGGTTGGCCTCACGCCAGGTCTTGGGGTCTGTCCAGTCGTGGTCCGGGTCGGCGGTGTACAACACACACAGGCGCTCGGGCTCGAGCGCAGGTTCCTTGGCGATACGTTCGCTCCACGACCGCTCCGTGGCGGCGAAGCTCGTCTCGGAGGCTTCGGCTGTTGTCGCCAGACACAACAATGGCTGTGCCCGAGCGCCCATACCTGTCCGTAATGCGTCGAACAGATCACGATTGCGTTGCGTCAGCAGCTCGTCGATGTACCCACCACTGGGGTTGGTACCCAGTGTGCCGTCGGCGTCGCTGGCGATGACGGTGAAGAACGAACCGGTCGCCTCGTCCACGAGACGCCCGGAGGACTCGACGTCACGCAGGCGCTGCTTGAGAGCCTTGTTGTAACGCACCATGCGCCGGGCGACGGCGAAGACGAGCCCGGCCTGCGCCATGTCGAGCGCCAGACCGTAGATCTCGGCGCCCTGCTCGCCGTCGGCGATGAGCAGGTACAGCATGATGCCGGCCAACAACTCGGACTTGCCGTTCTTGCGGGCGACGCTCAGGTACAGGATGCGGTACTGGCGGACGTAGCGCCCACGCTTCTCGTCGAAGATCACCCGGCCGAACAGCGGCGTCAGGATGTCGTCCTTCTGCCAGCGAGCCGGGATGAACGGCTTGCCGGCGTAGTCGCCCTTGGTGTGGCAGAGAACCTCGGTGAAGAACGCCAGGACGTGGCGCACCCGAGGCAGGCAGAGATGGTCACCTCGCTTGCGGCAGGAGATCCCGTCGAACGTCCAGCCGCAGACGGGCTTAGCCGGCACCGGCCGTGAACAGCCGGTCTGCGGCCTGCGAGATGGTGACGTCCACCCGGAGCCCTGAGCGGGCAGATGGAGTCAGCCCGAACTCTCGCAGCATCCCTCGCAGCTCCGAGGTGGCGTCACGCACCTGCGAGTACAGAGGATTCTTGACGTAGATCGGCTGACCCTGGGCGTCCGTGCCCCGATTCCAGATCGGTGGCGACTTCGCAGCCAAGATCGTGGTGCGCTTGAACCGGCTCCAGCTTTCGCAGAGGGCAGCGAGGGCCGGCCAGTCACTCACCTTGAGCGTTCCCATGGCCTCAAGGTCCGGCATGAGATTGTCCCAGAGCTCCCTCGCTTCCTCGCTCAACCACTCAGGAGCGGCAGGCACCGGCACATTGCGGGGCTGGGGCTCGTTGAGGTTGATGCGGGACTTCTTCTCCCCATGCAGAAGCTTGATGTTGGTTGGTCTTGGGGCGGGACCTCGCTCTCCCATGTGCCTGAGAGTAGCAAGGCCCGCCCCAGTAGCGTCAGTCCGTAACGGAGTAAATCCGGTACAGGTTGCCCACGGAGTCCGTGCCGTACACCTTCCCGTCCATGGCGGTGTGCACAACCTCGATCAGGTCGCCTCGAGCAATCATCCTGCTCGAGACGCCCTGGTTGACGGCATCCCGTTTCGGCACGCTCGCCACTACACCCTCCTTCAAGTGGACGTGGTACACGCCCAGGCTGATGCGCTCGAGCTTTAGCTCGTAGTTGTCGTCCCGCATCAACTTGGACAAGCTGCCGCTGACTGACCCGGCCTGCAACGTCGTGCCCTTCTCCCGCCGGACCCAGTTGATCAGGATGGTCGCAGTGACCTCCCGGTCGACGTGGGCCCGCAGCGCCTCCTTGACGAAGTGCTCGGTCGGCTGTCGGTTTCGTCCCATGTGATTCACCTCCTCCCTGGTTGTGATTTGGAGCGGAATGTCCTCGATCTCGTCGATCGGAAACGACTCGATCTGGACAGGCACAAGTTCCGCTTGCTCTGGCATCGGCTTCTTCTCCTTCACTGGCGGATGCTCAACATCTAGCCCGGCTCGCTTGAACCTTGCCTTGAGGTTGTTGAGGGACCGGTGATCGCTGTACGTCGAGTGGACGTTGATGTGATGGACCCCGGACGGGTCCATCAGCATCTGCCCAGCACCGGTCGGATGCGAGCGCCACCCCGCATCCTTCGCTACACGCACCCACGACAGCAGGAGCTTGCGATCACTCGCCTTGCCTGCCATCAGGCTCCTTTCTCAACGAGCGTCCGGATTCTCCGAACGATCTCTTGGGCGGAATCGAGCTCGTACCTGCGCACGTTCTCAAGATGGATGTGCTCCACGATTTCGCAGAGCTGCAAGAGGTCGGCGTTCTTGAGGTAGGCGATCATTGGCTTGTTCTTCATGACTGCACCACCAACTGACCGCTGGTCCTCTGCTCCCAGATGCCCTTGTCGCTCTGGTGCGCCGAGGGCGCACAGCGATGACGACCGGGATGTCCAGCCCGGCGACAACAGGACCACGTCGAGACCCTCATACTGCGAGGGCCGTCGCCGACATGGCGCTTGATCTTCCTCCAGTTACACATCAGTGCTCCCATGGCTCACCTGGGTATCCGATGGCGTGCCACGCCTCCCACACTCGGGCCTGCGTCTCCTCCGGCTCGTCCCAGTCCACGGTCTTGGAGGACTCGTGCAGGAGGACCAACGCCTCCCGCACGGTCTCCTTCACCCGCTTGTTGATCACCTTCTCGTCGTGCATCACGCACACCACCCTTCGATGGCCTCGATGACTGCCTCCTTGACAGTCAGCCCCCTCTGCGCCGCCCACACCTTGAGTTGCGTATGGACATGGTTCGGCAGCTTGACGTTGATGGAAACGTCCGGCATCGGAGGGACAGGGATCTCCTGGTCCTCAACTGCCAACTGCATCACTGCTCCTTTCTCTCAGCCGCCGCCAGATGGCGGCAGTGCCCTCGGAACGTGAAGCCCCGGCACGGGCAGGCCGTAGCCAGCCCTCTGCTGTTGAGCGTCACGTTGTATGAGGTCTTGCCATCCGAGCTGGGCACCAGAACCGTGCGGCTCTTGCTCACCTCGTCGAGCGTGTACCGCCACTGCTGGCGCCACTCGGGCCCCAGGTAGCCCAGCCCGAGCCTCTGGAAGATGTCGGCCTCGGTGCTGTCGTCGATTTGCACGGCATCTCGCATGAGCCCGTACTGGCTCAGCATCAGGCCCTTCTGCATGGCCCGGCTGCGCATCATCACGTTCAAGTCGACCGGCCCGGTGGCGAACAGCAACATGGCTCCCCACGCCTCGGCCGACGGGACCTTCCAGAAGTTGAGAAGGAGGTCGCCGTCATCATCAAAGTTGGGGATGACGCCCTGACTGGTCATGCCGCCACGCATCTCGACGTAGCCGAGACGCTCCTTGGCCTCGGCAATGATGGCGTCGTAGTCGTGCGTAACCGGCACCAGGATGTCGAGATCACCGACGGTCGGCGTATTGCGCCGCCACGACCCGGCCACCGTCAGCCCGGCGTTCTCCTCGAGATCAGCGACAAGGTAGGCCACGGCCTCACGAGGCCGGCGGATCTTCTCCGGCAGGAACTTACGCATGGGCCACCGCCTGACGGCTCGTCACGATGTCGGTGACCTGGTACCACTCGCACTCCTCAGGGAGCTTGTCCGGGCGTTCCCGCATCAGCCGGGGCTGGTAGAGGGTGTGCGCCGGCGTGGCGTAAAGGCACGCAACCTCGACGACCGTGCCGGGCCACAACTCGGGCTTGCCGATCATCGAGCAGGCCCCGACCTGCACCAGCTCCTCGTCCCGGTAGACGCCCAGCGTGGCGTTCTTGGCACCGTTCACGTCACGGGCCAAGATCACGCAATCGACCGTCTTGATGTGCTTCATCTTGAGCACGTCGGCTGTGCGCTGGCCGGCCCTGTACGGGGCGTCCCGGCGCTTGACCACAATGCCCTCGGCGCCCCGGTCACGAGTGAGCTCGAACAGAAACTGCTTCGACTCGGTGTCCTTGGCCTCGGCCACGAGCAGGATGTTCGGCGCCTCGAGCAGCGGGATGAGGTGCTCGAGCAGGAACCGGCGCTCCCGCTGCGGTGTGCTCTTGGTGCTCTTGGGCGGCAGCGACGGCAGATCGA